ACCACGGCGTACTGCTTCACTGTCGTCATCCTTATACCTGAACGATACGAACTCCATCGCATCGATGTTTGCCAGCGCGATTTCCGTATCAAGTTCAGTGATATCTTTCTTAAAGTTGATATCAGATGTCCCAACCGCCTGCATCTGCGTCCACGGTATTGTGGATGATGAGGTGTTCATTGCAGATGCGATGAGGTTTCTTACAAAAAGATTACCGGATGATCCTGTAAATATTTGCTGTCGGCGAGTTGGGTCATACCCGCATACAATTCCCGATCCTGCTTGCGGTGCCCAGGCAGTACCAGAGCCGTCAATACCATAAAACCCTGATTCGGTACTTCCTAAAACGTTAATACCTGGAGTTCCGAAACCAAAGTATCCAACACCTAAGACATTACCAGTATTAGGGCCAACATCCTTAGTGGCGGCATTTCCCAAACCGAGGTTTGTGCGAGCGTCAGCAGCATTCTTTGCACCTGTTCCGCCCTGACTGATACTGAGCGCGGTAGTCAGGCCGCTTAGGCTGGTTATATCGCTGTTAGCCCCTTTCTTCGCCAGTGATTTCTGGCCCGGCACGGTAACGGCCACACCGTTAATCGTGATAGTGACGTCTGTAGTACCGTTCATCACATCAGCGAAACCGCTCATGTAGCGCTGGTACATCGTGAAGGTTTCAGCGATATCCTGCGCCAGACCATCCACGCTCAGGCTGTCGCTCAGCAAAATGGAATATTTGGTTCCAGCAGGGATAGCAGGGTTAGCAGCTGGCGTAACGGTGAGAGAGGTTGCGCTTCCAATCGCGGTAATCTGGAAAACCTGCGCTGGGCTGGTCAGCGCGATAACAGTACAGCCGTTGCGGATGAGTGAGCCCGCAGCAGTAAAGTTTGTGCCGGTACCTGTAAGGGTGTTTCCGCTGATGGCGATAGTGCCGGTGGTATAAATCATGTTTTCTCCAGGCAATAAAAACCCCCGCCGGAGCGAGGGTGCATTTAAAGGGTGATATTTTTCAGACGTACATATCGGGAAGAACGGGAAGATTGAGGGGCGTTACCGTGTCATTACCAAAAATGGCATATTGTTCGCGCCCGAGATACTTGCCCCCCTGAACTGAAGCGTAACCATTCTGAATTTTTATACCGAACATTCGATACACATATACCCCGTTAACCTCATGGGTCATTAACCCAAACCTGCCCAGCGGAACATACCCGCAGCCGATGCTCACGGCATTTTTTGAAGGCGTCCAGAGCTGGTTGAGGTAGACGAAAGGCCGCTTTGTCGTTGAAAACGTGCAGGCCCCGGCTGCATTGAAGATGTTGAGCCCGGTGCCCGGCTGAGGCGCCACGCCACTGGCAAAGATGACAATATCTATCGTGCCGGTCGTCGGAGCATCATCGTTGGTGGATGGAGGGCTGAAGAACCTGACCGTGTTACCATCGAAATCGACGGTGTTACCGCTATTACAGCGCCCGAAAACGACATACTTCGACTTGTCGTATCCTGCTATCGTGGGAACCGCCCACCCCCCGGTCGGAACATTAACGGTACCCTTCCAGATACACTGCCCTGACTGCGTGGCATTGGTAATCGCCAGGAAGTCAGTACTGTCATCAATAAGCAGGCCTTCTCCTTTACGCTGGCCAGGAGGAAATATCTGCCAGATGCTTCCGGGGAACGTGTACGTACTCTCACGCTCACTGATGCTTACGTCCTTCATCGTGGAATTCTGCGTCACGCGGCCGCCGGATATGGTGACCGAGTTCATTTTATGAAGCAGTCCTGAATCAAGGTAAGCTGTCGCGTGCGGGATAAACAGCACCTGCGCCCCGGAAACATAACCGGCAATATCAGCGTATTTGGCTTTCTGGTAGCCACTGTCAAAGTTGGCCCCAAACGACGGGCATCGCAGGCCCGCAGTTATCTCCATGCGCTTTCCGCCGTCATTTAGTTCTATCAGTAGTCCTGTCGGCATTTTATGTCCACGTCCCCAGTACGATGCGGCCGCCACCCGGAATATTAATGGTTACGCCATTACCATTAATCACCGTTGTGTTGCCGGAGCCATTGAAAGAAAAATTACCGTTTGTGGCGTAAATCGAGCCGCGAACGGTCACGTTGTTAAACGTCGCGTAGCCAGATTTGTTGATGTGCCAGCCAACGTTCCCGGTGCCGTCCCAGGTTGAAGATTGGATATAGCTGCCGATCTTGGCGTTGCCGATGGTGCCGTCCTGAATGAAGGTTTCCCGGATAAACACCTGCCCGTTCTGGATAACGAACGGCAGTGTAACCGCTCCCCCCGCCTGCGCCATGACGGCGAAGCGATCCGCCAGGAACAGCACCTGCGACTGCATGCCCGATGGAGTGTTTTCTACACCGATCCCCATTCCGGCGGCATACTGCTTTCCATTCGCGTCCACGGCAACCTTGATGCTGTACATCGCCTTCAGGTCACCACTAACGTTTGCTATCGCCTGAGCGTTAGTGCTGATCGCTGAAGTGTGCCCGTTGATGGTCGCCGTGATGCCGTTTATCTGCGTGGCCGTGGCCTGCTGATAATTGGAAAACGTCTGGTTCAGGCTGTTGATGGATGCTTTATTGCCGTTCACGTCAGCCTGCAAACTCAGCAGCGAACGCGCTGTTGCCTCCCTGTCGCTTGCCATAACATTATCAATACGATCGATGCTGGCCTTACTATCACCGTACTGCGCGCTGAGTCTCACCTGCTGATCAACCTGCGCCAGCGTACTCGTTATTAGCGCGATGGAGTTACTCTGAATGCCGCCGCTGGCCTTATCAGTTTGTGCACCCAGCTCTTCCAGGCGTGATGCCATTGAGGAATCGAGGTCCGTGACAACCTGGCTAAGGTCAGTGATTGATGCTGTATTCTGAGCACCTACAGCAGCTGCTGAATCAGCTTTGTCAGATGCGACCTGAGTGGCAGCCGTCAATTGACTTACCGCAGAAGCGCGAGCTTCAGTTTCCGTTGCTAACGCCTGGCGAACATCAGTAATACCCGCTTCATTCTGGGCAGTTTTCGCCTCTAGACGAGTAACATCCGTGACGCGGGCTTCCGTCTCAGTGGCGATCACCTCCCGGAGCTGTTCGAATGTCGCAGAGTTAGCCCCCTGCTGCGCAGTCTGACGCACAACAACATCAGCAATAGCCAGGGCGTTCCCAATGATTGCTTCTGCTGTCTGCTTATTCGAACCTACTGCTGCAGCCAGACCATCGGCGTTCTCCTTAATCGCATCAGAAAGTTCGGCCAGTTTCTCGCTACTTTCTACGGCACTCTCAATCAGATCCTTGAATACCTCAGAATCTTTAATTTCCTCCAGGATCACATCTGTGATGTCGGAAACATCGATGCTGACCTGTCCTCGCACCCATTCTGTGTACCCTGATTCGTTGCCGCTGCGGTCCACCAGCTGCGCGCGGTACCAGAAAATCTGCCCAGCCTTAAGGCCCATCTGCTGATATTTGCGCTGCGGGTAAGGCACATCGGCCAGCAGCATCGCATCGTCCTCGGTACCGGTCAGGCTATACTGAATTTCCGTCTTCAGCGTGTCGTCGGTATTCGCCGGGAATCCCCAGTTCAGCTCGATGCCGAAAACCACATTTTCAGAAGCGATGAAGCCAACCGGCTTCGGTGGATTGCCTACTTTACCCGTCAGCGTTTTCTCTTCTGAATAGCCCCATCCGGACGAGATTTCTGCGGCATTAATTGCGCGCACGCGTACCAGGTAGCGCCCGGCATAAATCCCCGGGACGTCGAATGATGTGGTGGAGCTGCGCGGCACGTTAACCCAGTTCCCGTCGTTGCGGCGCCATTGCGCTTCATAGGCGATAGCGTTCTGCGCCTGGTCCCAGCTCACGCGCATCGTTTCGACGCTGATATTTTGCTGCACCACGGAAAACGAGCTGATCACGATGTTGTCAGGCGGCGACTGGTTACCAGGCGGGATCACGCTCACCGGCCGCTGGTCAATGATGGCTCCGGTATCGATACGGGCATATTTATCCGGGTCGTGCCATGCGCCGGTAATCGAGAAAGTGCCATCATCGTTATCGGAAACGCTGACAACACGATACTGCTGCGTGTAAAGCTCGTCAGATTCAACCACCCAAACAGCTTCGGCCTGTGGCGTCTCACTGTATGCAGTGGTGACTGTGACTGATTCACCGTTCACGGCCTGAATGGTCCTGCTCTGCGACGCTCCGGAGGGAAGGTTGAGAATAAGGCGATCACCTGGTGCTGCATCAGCTACGCGGTCAAGTTTGATAACGCGACCGTTAACGGCGCTGATGCGGCCGCCCATAACCTTTCCGGAAAGCAGCTCGTCTGCCACGGCGATGATGTAGCCCGGCTGCGGAATGTTGCCGTCCAGCCCGACATCAAACGAAACAACGCGATCCTTGTTGTTGGTGAGAATACCCCAGCGCCCCTTTCGGTTCGCTTCTGACTGCCTGGTGCAGCCGATGGCTGTCATTTCCAGCTGATTGAAGCCGTACCGCGCCACCAGCGCCTGCTCAAATACCGGCTCCATCGCGTCGGCATAAGCGTTCCCCGGGTCTGACCATGAAACCAGCGCTGTGGTGTAGCGGCTTTTCGTGGTGCTGCTCGAATAGGTGAAGCGACCGCCAACAACGTTAGCGCGCGTGTAGCTGTAATCAACATCGCGCGGCATGTCAGCCAGGGCCACAATCTGATCCCCGCCCCAGTAGGTCATGCCACGGAAGATAGCGGCAAAATCACGCAGGACTGTGTAGGCGTCGTTCCGGTCCTGAATGTACACGTTGCAGGTATAACGTGGTTCGGTACCGTTGCCCCCTTTGCCGTCTGGTACCATCTGATCACAATACTGGGCAACCTGATAAAGCGTCCATTTATCAATATTCGCAGCGGTCAAACGGTGCCCGAGGCCGAACCGGTCAGAAACAACCAGATCGTAAAAAATCCACGCAGGGTTATCCGTCCATGCCCACTTAAACGCACCGGTCCATGTACCGCTATAAGTGCGGGTTTCAGGGTCGTAGGTATCTGGAACGCGGATAACACGGCCGCGGGGCTCGCAGGAGATCTGCGGGATAGAGCCGTTAAACTGGCTTGAATCGAATTCGATGTAGAGTAACGCTGTGTTTGGATATCGTAACTTGGCGTCAATAACCTCAGTGAAGCTCTGCAGCGTCATCGTGTCGCCGATCTTCGCGCTGTTGGCGTCAGAGGTAATCTTACGCAGGCGGATTGTCCAGGTGCTTCCAGCTTGCGGTAAATCGATACGGTGGCTGCGCTCATAACCAGACGTCGTTTTGCCGGTCACGCTGGTATTGAGTACCGTCTGCCATGTGCCGCCGTCCGTCTGCAGGTCAATCGCATAATTGACCGAGTAACCCACCAGATCGCCGTCGTCCTCCTGTTTGAAAAGCGAGGGCCATTTCAGACGCAGGCGAACTGCTGAAAGCTGCGTATTGGTAAAGGTGCGCGTCCATGCTGTAGCGCTTGATACCTCAGTTCCCACGCTGATTTCGTTTTCGGTACCGGGAATACCCTGAATATATTTTTGCGCCTGCGTTCCCGCGCGAAACTCCCACGTCACGCCGCTAAAGTTTTGGGAGCCGTCAGCATTCTCCAGGGCCGTTCCGTCCAGGTAGATATCTTTGCCGGTTAGCTGCCCTGCAAACTCCCCTTCGCCAAGCGCAATGAGGATTTTTGCCTTCGCTACAGATTGCAGATCATCAGGCTGTTCGGTAGGGGTTCGTGAACTGGAGCTGCCGCCCTTGCGGCCCTTTAACACTTTATCTGTAGCCATATTGCGCCCATAAAAAAAAGCCACCCGAAGGTGGCCAGAAAAAAGGTTAGTTATCTACTGCTGATCTTCGACATAAATTCCGGCAGAAATAATCGCTCCGCCGATAAGACGCTTACCATATAGCAGAGGGACCGGGTACCCCTGTGCCGCAGTGTTTGTAACACCACCGAATGCATAGGATGCGCGGTTATCTGCACTTTGTTTGCTGGCTATGCCTGATGGCTGAGGAGAAAGCATCTGTACAACTCCGCCTAGCATCATTGCAGCACCAAATTTATATAAAAATGGTGAGGCTGCAGCCCATGGAGTGAAGCTAAGCACAGCACCAGCGGCCACCAACACAGCACCTAAAACTGTTTGCAGCACACCAGCTTTTTTCCCCCCAATGATTACAGGTACAATTCTGATCACTTCACCTGTAACGGGGAAGCCAAGGTCATCTACTCCTATGTTTTTCTTCCCTTTGAAAACGGCAAAGGTTAGACCACGACTTTTACTACTAATCATATAACTTTCAAAGCCCGGAATGGTTTTAGCGAGGGCCGTTCCAGCTTCAGATACTTTATTGATAAGGCGGTGGTGGATCTTTCCAAAAATTTTACCCGGCTCGCCACTTAGCTCAATTCGCGTCATTACCTCTTGCATCGTACCCTCTATTCTTTAAATGCTTATTAATCCGCTTTATTCGCTCGAATCATAATATTACATTCTTTATTATTTAACTCTCCAGATTGACCGATACTTCGCTGTATTAAACAGTCATTAGCAAGCTTTTTAACCGCTAGCTTTGCATATACATCACCGTTGTCTGAAACTAATCCGGTGATAAACTCATTGTCAGATCTATTATGCTTCTGTTGCGCTTCCATCATCGCAATCATAAATGCGTAATGGTTAACGTAAGTGGCTGCAACTGAATTAGATTTAATTTCTGAGTGGCGATCAAGGTAATCGTTTACAGTTCCTGCAAATAAATTCAGAGATGTTGATAATAATATTATGCTCAAGGCAAGTTTCATGGTTTCGCTCCTTTGTTTTGAGCAAAGGTTAGCACAGGTCCTTATGGCGAAGTACCTTCATCGTTCTCTCTTGCCAGTAGCCTCCATACGGTACGCGTTGGCTCAAGTGTCCGTAAAGGTGGTGCAGCAGCATATTTCCCTCCAGCAGAATTCCCGCATGATTCCACTTATCAGCCTGGACCTGCATGATCACCATATCGCCGGGTTTCGGCGGCCCGTCGAATTCACGGAATCCGCACTCATACCAGCAATCTTGGTAGAAGTTGTCCGGATAGTCGTTTTCCCACCAATGATAATCCACCCGGTAATCGTGGAGCTCAATACCATGCGTTTGCCGGAAATAACTCATTACCAGCCCCCAGCAGTCGAAGTGTCCAAGCACAAACGGACGCTCCAGCAGCGGCAGTTCTCCGCGTGGCTGGATGGTGCGTAAATCCCCCTCCGGCCAGCTCACGATGTGCCACGGCAAAAGCGTTGCATCGCATTGCGCTTTATCCAGTTCGCTCGGTTGAGTCGTGGCATCAGGGTGACTGTGAGCTATGGCGATCACTGTTCCCCAGTCCTCAGCAGCTGCGTAATCCTCTGGCGAGAGGTGGAAATGTTCCGTCGGCTCTGCAGCGAGGTTACGACAAGGGAAATATCGTTCAACACGGCTTTTCTGCACCACCACGCCACAGCACTCGCGAGGATATTCTGCTGCAGCATGCGCCATAATTGCATCAATGGTTTTCTGACGCATATTAACTCCTGATCAAAGACGTGCCCGGGAAACCACCATGCGAAAGCTCGTTATTTTCACCGAACCGAAGTTTGCAGGCCGTCAGCGTGCCGTTGCATTCGTCCAGAGACGGGTCGCTCACCGGGTTGTTGTTTTTATCGAAATAGCGGGTGCCGGCATAGTCGCAGCCGTCGCCGGTGCGATATTTATTCCGGATGCACCAGGTACACAGGGAATGAAGCTGTCGCGTCGGGATCATTTTCCCCTGCAGGTCCATCGGGCTTGAGAGTGTGAACTCAACAACTTCATTACTTTCACTACTCTTTGAATCGATGTAGAAAATCTTCAATTTTTCCTGCGTGGGATCGGCTGTCGCATTGCCATCCGCGAAGTTTTTTGCATCAAGATATTTGCCTAACGTGTCATGGATAGTCACCTTCGCCTGCAGCATATCGTCATAGGCAAGACAAAGAGCTGTGATGGAGCTATCAAGGTTTGCTACCGATAATTTTGGTTGCGCGCTGCTCCCGCTAGTAGAAGCTTCGATCCCCTCAATCTGACATGGCCATGCATTGTATTCCTCCCCCTGCCACCAAATTGATTTAGCTGGAAGCTTATCTTCATCACCCCCGGCCGCGACAATTTCAGCTTCAGTATGTGCCAGACTGTAGCTGTGAAACCGCAGAACCTCGCCTGTTCCAAAGGCCGTTCCATCGACCTCGTAAAGCCTGACCTCATCGCCAGGCTCAAGCTTCTGATAATCTTCATTTAGACTCATGGTTTGAATGCCTGTTGGAAAGTTGCGGAAAGGGAGTAGTTCTCACCTCCCATCGGAGTGGGCTTATACTCGGCACAACGATATAACCCAAGCGGCTCAAGCGGAGGTTTCCACTGGAATGATTTTGTTCCTCCATGCCTGTCAAGAAAGGTTTTGATCGCCTGAACGTATTCTTCAGTCCCAACAAAATTCAGTTCCCACTGCTGGCTGCGAGGATTGAGGCCATCGCCGGAGATCTGCTCGTAGCCATCCCCAAACTTGGCGCTTCTCGTCCTGAATGAGACGGTTTGTGTCGGACTGACTCTGGGGCTCCAGGTAAAAGTTTCGATAGCCATGTTTATCGGGTTCCTTTCATTGCGTTCCAGATATCACCACCAGGTCGGATATCACGCATGACATTCTGCTTGTATCGCTGATCGACGTAACGGCCTACATCGGTACCGAATTGTTCCAGACCTGCAGGTGCCTGTGTCGATGTGTTACCGTTTGAATCGATGCTTATATAAACCTTCGGTGCCGTGTCACCTCCCGCTGCACCACTATTTACAGCACGCACGCCAAGTGAACCATCAGCTGCGCGGGTCAAAGGCATAATCGCTTCTGGTCCCGCCTCCCCCATTACCCCAGCCCCTTTCGCGAATGCGAAAAACGTAGGGTTATCTACGACCTGACCGCTGTAAGCGCTCAAATCTGAGGAGGAATAAACGCCTCCTTTAGCGTTGAACTGGAAGTTACTGCCATAGTCGGCAATGGCTGTTCCTGAACTGGCCGCCGCACCGCCTCCAACAGCTCCAAACACACTCGAACCTACGCTCATGATTGAGCTCAGAATCGTATTAGTTAGCAACGCCTGGGCTGCCATGTCGACGAGGTTTTGAATTATCGACTGAGTAAGCGTGGAGAAGAGGTTGATCATGCCCTCTTTAAAGGTCTGCGTTTTAGTCAACAGCCCCGTCAGAACATTAGTGGTACGCTCCCGGGTAGCATCCACCAGACCGATCGCCAGATTATTGAAGTCACTCTGTGAGCGATATAATTCCAGCGCGGTCTGATACTGAGCATCAGCAGAATCTTTACTACTCTTCTGCATCAGCATTTCGTACTGCTGCTTACTTACTGCTCCATTGCGATAATAGGTCTCGATCAAGCTTTGCTGCTGTACGAGTTGATTTCTTTGCTGGGCTAGCGGGTCAACGTCCCCGGCAAGCTCAAGCCGTGGCGCTGATAGAGCATTAGCCTGGGCCTGTAGGATTTGTCGGGATGTTTCCTGTGAAAGTGTGACACGCGCAGCCATGTACTCTTTTTCAGTAAGCAAGCGTGCATCAAAGAGAGACTTCAGCTCCTGACTTGCTTCCTTTTCCTGATTGATTGCCGAGCGCGCGGGTGAGTACTGCTCAGCAAGTTCTGCGCGTTGCTTCTGGTAATTCTCAGCATTCATCAGCAGCGTGCGCTGCAGGTCCTGCTCAGTGGCTCCATTTTTACGGGCAGCTGCGATCAGTTTTTCCTGGCTGGCTTTTTCCTGAAGATCAATTTTCCCAAGGCTGGTTGCATGAGCTTCTTCTATCTCCCTGCGCAACTGAAGGTACTGATTAACCGTTCCCTTCTTGGCCTTTTGAGTATCCTCACCGGTCCACGGAGTAGTGACACCCTCACCGGCCTTTGCCGTCTCCGCAGAAATAGTTTTGATATCACTTGCAAGCGATTTGGCTTGATCTGCAATCCCTGTCTGGACCAAAAATCGCGCCTTGCTGACGTTCTCGAGATTAGACTGCGTAGTTTCTAACCCCTTATTCACAGATTCGAGATCAGCTTCAGCTCGTTTTTTACTGTCTTCTACGCCTTTTTTCTGTCGGAATGGGTCAAAACCACCGAGGCTATCAAGCCTGCTGTCTGCGTCCTGAATCTCCTTGATCAGCTGGTTGCGCTGGGTGACCTGATTTTCATACTGGTCTTGCAGGTCAATCTGCTTAACGGCCAGTTGTTTATCAGACATCTGCATCAGCGCAGCAGTAGTCTCAATAACAGCATCCTTGAGGTTAATTGCTGACTGCCGGGCATCCTTCGCCTGCTGATGAAAATACAGTAGCGCCGAACCCGCCAGCATTGCTGCGCCGAACGGTCCACCAACCAGTGCTAAAGCCCCGCGAGCAAGTCCAACGGCAACCGAGGCAGCCCGAGCAGATACTGAGACCTGGCGATTTGCTGCAGCCAGCTGCATTTTCGCTCGGGTTGCCAGATTCGTTTGCTCGGTTTCTTCTCGAATTAACCGGTTAAACTCCCCCTGGTAATTAACGTTCAGGCCTTGTTGCCTGGCGGTCTTCTCCATCTGGCGGTAGTACCCAAACTCGGCATCATTGCGCTTAAGTGTGGCGGCAGTTGCTTCAAGCGTTTTGCGTGCACCGTCAGCCTGGGCCGCAGCCGCAGCTCTTACAGCTGCCTGATTTTGTTGCCAGGCGCTTACGTTTTCACGAAGACCTGCAGTTAGTTTTGTCGAGAGAACGGGGATCAATGTGTACAAAGCTACGCTTGCAACAGCATTGAAATTATCTGTGAGCAGGTTTATTCCATCGGTTACTGACTGAATGCCTGAGCGCAGGGGGCCAGTACTGCTTTGACCAATCTTAATGATCATGCCTTCAAACGCACTGGTCAGTCCCATGATGTCGCCATTCAGGTTATTTACGCGAATAGCGGCCTGCTCATGCGCAGTCTGGGTGCCGGTGAGGGCCTGGGTTAATGCATCAAGTTTGCTGCGGTTGTCCACCAGCACGGAGGCCGCATTGATATTCTCAACCCCGAAAAGCTTTACAGCCTGTGCGGTAGAAAGATTTTTCTTCGACAGGTTTTCAAGCGCGCCACTGAGACCTACGACTGAAGGTTTCAGTGTTTTGTCAGTGCCTTTCTCAAGGGACAGGATCACGTTTCTTAACGCGGTACCAGCTTCACCGCCTTTGATTTCACGCTCTGCAAGAACCTGAATCGCTGCGTTCAGCGTTTCAAAGCCGACTCCTGCCTGTGCAGCGGCCACACCGCCATTTTTGATGGCTGCGGCTGTATCTGCGATTTCGGATGCCCCGAACTTGGCGCCAGCTGCCAGCACGTTGATATAACGGTCAGCTTCCTGAGCCCCTGCTCCGAACTGATTAAGTGAAAGGGCGAGAGTACGGGTTGCGTCAGGCAAAGTTGAGCCTGCGGCCTGAGCAAGCGTAAGCGCGCTCTTTGTCGCCGCAGTAAGCCCGCCTGCGGTCTGAAGAAGTTCAGGCTTAGCGGACGCCATCAACTTCAGAGCTTCCACAGCCTGGCTCGCACTGTATTCAGTGCTGCGCCCCATTTCCTGAGCCGCTTCATCGAGCGTCTTTAACTGAGTTCCCGTCGCACCAGTGATGGCTGACAGATCGGACAGAGCCTGCCCGTATTCCCGGGTTGTCGTGATGATTGCGCCAAGAGACAAACCGGCACCAGCAAAACCTGCCAGACGACCAGCAACACCGGTAATGGTTTTACCCATCCTGGCATAGGCTTCGTCTGTCTTTTTAGCATCTTCTTGCGCGTTACGGTTGAAACGCTTTGAGGAGTTCTCAGCATCGCCGTATGCGCCCATCAGCTGAGATTTAAAATTGGCTGCGTTGAGATGCAGCCCGACGGCAAGGGAGGCAACGTCAGCCATTACATTAATGCTCTCATAACGGCCGCACACTGATCGTCAACATTACTGACTGCAGCGGGAGGCGGGGTTTCAGGGGGTGGCCCACTCTCCTCGCCTGGACGGCTAATAGCACCGGTACGCAGGAAATACGCGCGCCAGTGGTAGAGAGTTTCTACCGGGAGTGAAGCTATCTTTGACGGATCGGGCTCGCCCCAGCGGTCAGCCAGCCAGAAAATCAGCTCAAGCCAGGGCGAGTTGGTTAGTTTTTTTCCGCATCCTCAAGCTTGCCCAGAGCATGCTTTTTAACGGTGGCAATTGCGTCCAGCAGCGCCACGTTGTCGTGCGCTTGCAGCAGCTCTGCTGCAGTTGGTTTGTCTTCAGTTGCGATAAGGCTGCCGTCAGGCTGAACGAGGCAGTCGACAATCAGCTGTACGCTGAGCTCTGAAGCTTTGCGGGCATCTTCAGCGATCTGACTGTCACGCAGCGCTTCTTCATGATCGATAAGTTCGCCAGCAGTCATTCGGCGAAGATGAACGGTGGTCCCAAAAATTTCTGTGGTAACAACGGCGCTTTTAGGCTTCAGAAGAGCTGATTTCAGTGCAGAAACATCGATAGTAGACATAGTTTTTCCTGAGAGTTAGATAATAAAAAGCCGCCAGAAGGCGGCCAATAAAAATTTTGGTAATCAGCTGCCCGCTGCAGTACCCCAGGTGATGTTGTTCTGTTTTCCCTGAACGGTAATCTGAATGACTTCACTTGCCGGGGCGGTGATTTCATTCATCTGCCAGCCGGACAGCGCCAGGATCATATTCGCTGTTCGTCCGTTTGGCAGTTCAACGTAAAACTGTACGGTTTCTCGGTTTTCTGCTGCGTTGAGGAAATCGGCAAAGTCCTGATTGGCTGGATCGTCGATAAAGCCCAGCGATTTTTCCGGGCCTTCAGGCAGGTCAGAAATAAACTGTTTGCTGGTATCAATCAGCGTAGTGCAGTCTACAAAGCTGCCCGTCTGACCTGTAGCACCCAGTGCTTTACAGTTGATGAGGGGTTTCATTGTTGCTACGTCGCTGCCCGCGGCGCCCCACATAACGACGGTGCCAGCAGGCAGCATCGCGTACTCTGGCGAAGTTTTGTCAGCCATAATTTCTCTCTCTTTGAAGGTGGCAGCGAGCGCTACCGATGGTTTTCAATGCGGTCGCGTATTTCTATCGCAAGGATGCGTAGAACTTTCGCTTTCTGATAATCCAGCGCTGGACGAATGAAGGGGTTGGCGACCTGCTTAACGGTCCCCATCTCCTGCGCCAGCGCTTTGATGAAGTGTTTTTTGCTCGGGCCAACACGAAGATAAACAACCGCATTGCCTTTAGCTTTCGAAGAAGATGAGCGGATTTTTATTGAATCGCGCATGTGCTCATCTTTTGCTGATTCGTCATAACCAGCATGCGCTTTCATATCCTCAAGAACAGGCTCAAGAGCCGCTTTCCCGGCATCCCGCAAAACCTGCGTACCAACCTTTTCACCAAGGGCAAGGAGTTGACGTTCGAGTTCATGAAGCCCTTTCACCTCCATGCGGATCATGATTACTCCTCATAAAAATAAAGTACGTAATCGCGGATGAGCCTGTACTGAACTTGGTTGCTGGTAAGGGTCACCTTGTCCTGCAGAATATTTCCACGCTGAACATATTGAACCGGATAACCTTCAAGCTCTCCGTGGATAATGCCTTTCCAGTGAGTCCAGATAGCTTTATCCAGTTTTACCAGCCCGGTGTAATCACCCACTTTGTACATAGAGATTTGAAAGCGGCCAGCTATCAGTCCTGTGCGCACCATGCCGTTTTCGATATCCGGATCTGAAATCAGCTGAAAAGTAATGCCGTTTTGCTCGTTGTCTGGCAGCAGGAGAGGATAAACAGCCATTCCGGACAGACGTTCAAGCGAAGTTTTAATTGCCTGTTCTATCATGTCGTATATCCCTTTCAGCCGTAATTACACATCGATCAGGATTGCTACGGTCAACAGCGCGTACGGTGAAGACCTCTTCATTCCACGTTATTTTCCAGTCAGCCTGAATGTCTGGACGAACCCGGATCGTGAATAGCCAGGTTTCAACTACTTGCTGCTGGTCGATTGTGCGGATTTTTCGATTGGATACGTTTTCAGCCTTTGCCCATACAGTCGCAACCACCACCGCGATTGACGGGAGAGGTTCGCCAAGCGGCCCTCGCTGAATTTCCAGTTTCTCTAATCTGATGCGTTTGTTAAGCTCGCCAGCACGTAAAGAACTCATAGGCCATAAATCCTGTAAGGCTGAAGAAGAGCTTCTACGGCGAAGGGAACCTGAGCCACTGTCTCACCGATAACCACAGATTCACGATTCGCGTACCAGTGACCTATCAGCAGTAACATGGCCGCTTTAACATCATCATTCAGTAGAATCGGGTCCGGGTCGTCTGCGTAGCCAGGTGAGCTTTGGTTTTCATAGAGCGTTCGCCTTGTCCATGTCTGGACGTAATGCGCCGCCGCACCTGCGTAAATCTCCAGCAGAGCATCATCACCCGTAAAGTCGGTATCAATGCGGCAGTGCTGTTTCACCACATTTTGATCAAGCATTTGTGTGCCCCGAAAAAAAGCGGCCCGAAGGCCGCAATAGTTATCAGCTACCCGCGCCGGTGCTGAATGAACCGTACACGAACGCTTCAGGGCGTTTCACAGCCAGAGCCAGACGTTCTTCGCAACGGATGGTGATCATGTTTTTCTCGAAGTCGTCGGCGTTCTCCGTGGAGATAACGACGTTCGCATCTTCGCGGTCGAAGATTTGAGCCCCAGCGTTGAAAGCACCCGTCAGGAATTTACCCTGGAAGGCCGCCGCTTCCGTGGCAACAACCGGCAGGCCCCACAGCGTCGGTCCAGTCAGTGCCGCAGGGTTAGCCAGAATGTATCGGCCCAGGCTGTCTTTGGTCAGTTCGATTCTCGCCCAGTCAATGAAGTGAAGAACGTGGCCTGATGCCGGGAAGCGCGCCAGTTGCGCCTGCAGCATTGCCAGACGCAGATCGTCAATTCCGCTCTGCTGTTCAACAGTAAATGCCGGGTTAAACGCTGACGCCTGAGGAACAATGCCATGCAGATGCACACCGGTACCATCACCGAAGAGAATTTCCTGCTCTTCCGCATACTTCAGTCCGTAGCGCATTTCTGCATCAACGGTTGACTGCAGCTGTGCGAAGTCATCCAGGATCTGCTTTGAGGCTTTGAAGAGGTGAGCAATGGTGCTTACGCCAGTGATTTTCGGCGTAAACTCAATATCGCTGTAGGGTTTCTGCGTATTTTCAGGAACCACTTTCGCGTTGTTGGTAAAACCAGTCTGTTGCACCCAGAAAATAGCCGGGGAAGAAGTGCGACCAGGCGCAATCAGATCGCGGATGAACAGACGCTGCTTCGGTGCCGTATCGATGCCAGGAATTCGCTGGGGTTCGACGACGCCATCAGGCACATCCGCAGAAGTCAGTGCCGCCTTAACCGGGATACTGATACGTTTGCCACCTTCCACGCCGGAGGCAAAGGTTTTCAGCGCTTCAGCAGAGATCACCTGGTGGCCGATTGATTCCACAACGTTCTTCGCGTTTGCCAGCGGCATCTGGGCAACATGTTGCTCCAGTTCGCCCATAGCTGCCTTCAGAGTTTTTTCTGCCTCACGCAGGGCGTTGAACTCAGTGGCCATTTTATCGACAGCTGCCTTTGTTTCTTCTGACAGCTTGCCGGACTTCTGCGCCTCCTTCACCGCTTCTTCTGCTTTCGCGTTGAAATTGCCGGTTGCCTCTTCAATGCTGGCCGTGACTTTTTTCAGAATATCGTTTACTTCAGACATAAAGGGTCCTTATTTGACTAACGCCGCCAGGGCGCTTTCAAGTGAATTGATGGTTTCAGGTTTGATGTCTTCGGCAGCGCCCGGCGTACCGTCGTTGGTGATGACAGCGCCAGGCATGCCACCGGATAAGGCTTTAATGAGTTTTCTGCGCTCAGAGCGCGGTGTGTTGGTCTTGGCCAGCAATGCATCAAGTTTGCGAAGCGCGGCAGCAGGCGATTCATCGCCGTCGCTGACCGCATCAGCAGAAAGCAGGCTGTCTGCCAGTCCCTTCGCTACTGCATCACTGCCACCGATATAGCTTTCCGCGTCCATCAGCTTCTGCACAGCAGCCATATCAAGGCCGGAGCGCGCCGCGTAGATGTCAGCCATAGCGGTATCGAAGGGTTCCAGTGACTGTGCAAGTTCTGCAAAATCATGGCGGTTTCCCATCGCGTATACCCAGCAGTTGTGGATCATCAGGAAGGCACCGCGGCCAATCTGAATATCATCCCCGGCCATCGCAATTATCGAGGCGGCGCTGGCGGCAATGCCCAGCACCTTCACCGTTACACGGCCTTCGTATTCGCGGAGCAGGTTATAAATAGCCAGACCTTCGAACATGTCGCCGCCCGGTGAGTTGATATTCACCGTGACGTCGGCGCCGTTCATAGCCCGAAGTGCACCGGCAATACGTTTAGCTGTTACCCCTTCGCCCCAATAGTCCTGCCCGATAACATCAAAAACAGAAATGCTGTTATCGTCTGTGGCCGCCGCTTTGATCCCGCCGTCCCAGCGGTCCAGTGCGGAAGGTAATGTTTCACAGGTAACGCGCGCGCAGGGGCGACCCGCCGGTGCTACCGGAAGTTGTTTTTTGCTCATCAGGAAAGTGCTCCTAAGCGGCCTGTTTCAGCGGAGATTGTTCAAAGGAAATGTCAGGGAATACGTGGTTATGCAGCTCTCGCAGGGCGAGGGCCTGAACAGCAGGGTTGTTGCTTTCAAGGTTTTTCAGTTGCGTCAGGTTGAGCTGAACAGTGTAAATGTCGCCTCCTTCAATCGGTGGCATGTTCTCAAGACGACGAACGTCATTACGGGACATCCAGCCATTCTGAAGCGCGCTGGTATAGTATGCCGCGCGACCTGCACTATCGGCTCGCAGTAGACCTTCAACAGAGAACTCTGCAAACACTTCGTCATCGCTGTCGAGTAAACACCGGCCAATTTCCTGCTCAATATTCACCAGCAGCGGTCGAAGAGTATGAGTCAGGAACTGCAAGTTCATGCCCTCAAGGCTAGATGCCCAACTGCTTTGTTTCGTGGTGTGGCCAACCATGAAAGGAGGCACCCGAAACCAGCGGCAGATTTCCTCAATACTGAATGAGCGGCTTTCCAGCATCTGGGCGTCTTCAGGATTCATGGTAACGCCCTGGTACTTGAGTCCTCCCTCCAGCACCATTATTTTTCCGGCATTCTTTGAACCGGTGAACTTTGCCATGTATTCCCGGAGCCTTTCCCTCTGCTCTTCGTTTAATGCTTTCTCCGCTGTCAGGAAGCCAGAACTCTGTAACCCTTGCTCGAATATTTTTGCCGCAGACTCTTCTACCGCCATTGCTGAACCGATCACATCCCGGCCAGTCTTCATCGGCATCATGCCGCAAACACCGTCCAGACCGAACCCGCGAATGTGCATGATGTTTTTGACCGGAATGACGCGCTCGTTTCCGTTTTCAGTGTATTTGTATTCCAGTGCCCCGGTAGTGAGACGTTTAACCACCATGTTCTGCGGCAGTAAAGGCACCAGCGAAACCAGGCGGTTTGCGATGAATTTCTTCTCAATAAAGGCGTTCCCGCGCAGACAAATACTGGCGACCACCATCAACATAAAGCGTGATGGTGTCATTTCTGAATTGGGTCGGCGGCACAGTATCGAATAGGCCGGATGATCAGGCTGTTGCGCCGTCTGGGCAGATTCCGCGCCGAATATCCTGATATCACCATCAATCTCACCTGCTCCTATGAGAACCTACAGTTCGCCAGAGATAATATCGACATTGATATCCGTCACGGTATTCCGGACTGGGACGCCTACCGGGTGATGACCATTAAAAACGACACGCTGGTGGTATTGGCCTCGCCGGACTATGCAGAAGAGCATCCCATCAGCACGCCCGCCGATCTGCTGCAACAGTCGCTTATCTCGTCCACCAGCACTCTGGTGAACTGGGAGAAATGGTTCGCCTGGCACAATATCGACAGGCCCTGGCTTAATTTCAGCCTCAGCTTCGACCGCTCCTACATGAGCTTTGAAGCGGCGCGCATGGGGCTTGGGTTTATTCTGGAGAGCAAAATGATGGCTACCGATCACCTGAAGGATGGCTCGCTGGTGCAGGTGCTGCCTGATGAAATGGGTATCGCCATCAACGCGCACCATCTGGTGATGCCGCACATGAACGAACGCGCGTGGAAGATCCAGCAGTTCGTCGAGTGGATTGACCGTGAGTTGCGATTGTCGGGGTATCACCTGTAG